GTGTATCAGGTATATTGTGAATTAAAGCTTAATCTGAGGGTAAAGCGTAAACAACGCATTCCTCCACGAAGCCCGGAAAGGCTATCAGCACCCAATAAACAAGGTGAATGCTGGTCAATGGATTTTATGAGTGACAGCAGTCGCAATCAACGCTGGTTTAGAATTTTCAATGTGATAGATGACTTTAATCACGAGGCGCTAGGCATTGATATTGCGGTCAGTTTACCTGCTGGCAGGATTACCCGTTATCTTGATAAACTGACTGAATATCATGGTTATCCACGCAAAATACGAGTAGATAATGGACCGGAATTCACCGGAAACACCTTTACTAATTGGGCAAAAACATATGGTATAACCATAGATTATATTCAACCAGGCAGTCCATATTAAAACGGGTATATTGAACAATTTAACCATTCGTACCGTACAGAGATATTGGATTTATATCTATTTAATCATCTGGAACAGACAAGGAAGGTAACCGAAGAATGGCTAACAATTTATAACACCGAAAGACCGCATGAGGCATTAAATAATATGACGCCGATTGAGTATAAAACCCTAAAACAAGTAGCATGATTTTCTACTTGAATCTTGTACTAATTATGGGGTATTTACAATTGTGTTAGAACGAATGCCGATGAGTAGATAGTGTCTGTCAGATTAAGTTTAAGCTAGTACAAATAAAGACTATAGTATTTTTAATTTTTCAGTTAACTCTTTTATACATGTGTCTGCCATTTTTTTGTATTTTATAGAAATTTCTCCTGAATACTTCTCATCAACCATTTTTTCAAATTCTTGAAATGTGCCGAAAAAATCATTCATTTGAATAGCGAATCCGTCATTAACCCAACAAGCAAAAATTATTTGTGGGTTATCTTCGCAGTTTTTGCGATAAGCTATATTTTGTATTTTATCTAAATATAAACCGGTGCCAACAGATAAATTATCAGGTAATATTTTGATTTTTGAGTATTTTAAATCCAAATCACCCTTAATGGAAAAATTTTCAGGTAATGCTTCTATTTCAGTAAATCCTAAATATAAACTACTTCCAATAAATAAATTTTCAGGTAATACTTTGATTTTTGTCATTGTTAAATTTAGATCACCTTTAACAGATAGGCTTTCCGGTAATGCTGTAATTTCTGTATTCGCTAAATTTAGACTACCACTAATAGAAAAATTTTTAGGTAGTGCTTCAATTTTTGTATGAGTTAAAATCAAATCACCATTAATAGATAAGTTCTCAGGTAATGCTTTAATTCCTCTGTTTCTTAAATTTAAATTACCATCAACAGTGATTTTATTGTCTTGAATGAGATACTTTATACCTTTTTTATTTAGTAATTCTAAAAATTTCTTCATAATCTCTCTATTTAGCAATAAAAACTGCTTTAATTAGGCTGTATTAATGCGATTGACAATAGTAAATCTTATTATTACAGTTTTATTAATCTAAAAAATCATCATTTTCAAGGTAATAAATAATAGCATCTAATAAATCTTCTTTTGTAGCATTAGGATGATGATCTAATTTATTGTCAATAATATCTAAAAAAGTTTGATACTCTAGCCAATCTCGGTATTTGTCAGGGTAGTTATCACACAACTCACTCATTTCATCATCATCAGTTTCAGGAAGGTAAAAAGTACCTTCTCTTATGTCCTTTTTTGTATTACCTATCTTAATATTGGTAAATAAAAAATACCATAATTCAGGACGATCTTTATAAATGGTTAATAGCCCATTGATACCTTCAATAATTTTCATTCATAATCTCCAATTATTATTTACGACAAATTGTACCACCACCCCATTTTTTGCGACCACCAGAACCATCAGGGTGATATATTTTATGATATTTATTGTGATCTTTTCGATCAACTAAGCTTAATGTTCCTTCTTTCTTTATTTTCATGATGCCATGTCATCCCTGGTAAAGGTTTACTTGTAAAACGACCAGTCCTGCTCGGCTGTACATGCTCCACAACTCCCGGATATTTAGTTTGCATTTCTCTCTTAAAAGCAGGATCACGCTGTATTCGTTCATAAACAGATTGATTCCCTCGCCTAAAATGCTCAGCATCAGATAGACCATATTCTGAAGAATCTAATATGTGCTCGTGGAATACGTGATATTTTCCCAAGCCACGAGTCCCTTCTCCAGCATACCATCCCCACGGATCAATCCAAGTCAACCCATTAGGCGCATACTGATACAGATTCAAACCACCCAGCAGCCCAATCGGGTCTGGCTGGGTAAAGCGTCCTATATCCGGATCATAGTACCTAAAGGTATTGTAATGCAAGCCAGTCTCCCTGTCTAAATACTGCCCCTGATATCTGAGGTTTTGTTCTATGGATTCATGTTCGATTTCATGAATCCATTTTCATCGGTCAGTTCTTCTGGACAGCCATTCAGGTCGGTGTGGTAGTAGCGTATCTGTTCAGCTTCATCTCCTCTTCGGTCTATACGCGCCAGTGGTTCGTAGCTGTTCTGGTCGGTGTAGAGATAGACGCTTTGCTGTTTGTCGTAGTGGGTTTCCTGCAATAGTCTAAGCCCGTCCCACAGGAAGCGGGTGCGGTTGCGGGGGTTGCCGCCGCGGTCGAGTTGATGTTTTTCGATACGTCGGCCAAGGGCATCGTACGGCATTATTGCAGACGAGGTGCATACTGCACTTGATAGCTGGGATGAGGAAAGACTTGGTATGGCTAACGAAATGCTATTTTTTATTAATGATCTTTATATTAAGTATTTCGGTGTTGGATTTATGAAGATTGTCGAAAAGAAACCATCAGAGTTAAATAAATAAACAATATTCCCCAATGGGGGAATACCCCTTTAATGAATTAACGCCAAATTTGGCGAAAAATATTTAAGGTGAACGATGAATATTAATGAACATTATATGACTTGGGATGATGTTTGCCTTGTGGTAAATAGGACTAAACCCACTATTTGGAGGTGGGTACAAAAAGGCGCATTCCCAAAACCTAAATATAGAAAAGCGGACGGTCTATTAATAGGCTTTGCTCGTAACGAAATTGAACATTATTGTAGAACTGGCGAAGTCCTGCAACAGAAATAGCACCAAAACCATCTACCCCTCCTATGACAAATCTCTACAAAGCTCAAAATTGAGCTTTGCCTTTCATATAAATAACCTGCATTCATAAAAAGGCAAAAATAAATGCTAAAACCCAACTTAAGCAGTAACTTAAGCAGTTAAATTTTATAAAACATTGGAAATTGATTTAAGTTGTTGATTTTAATGGCGTCCCCTACAGGATTCGAACCTGTGACCTACGGCTTAGAAGTGCCTTAATATACCAAAATATATTAATTGAAAAACCTTAATAACACTAGAAATGACAAGGGCTAGCCAAAATTTCAATTAGTAGATTTTAATAGATTTTAGTATATATTAATAGATATTCACGTCACAAATTGGTCACACTACGTTATTGCGATCCGCTTCCCAACTTTCCACTTCAAATTCACACTCCCCAAAATATTAGTTTATGATGAATAAAACTAACTAATCTTACATAACATGATAACAATAAACTACACACTACCAATTTACATAAGAATGACGCCCGAAGATTACGAAATAGAACTATCGGGCGAGTGCTACATTATCAACAGCGACGACGAGCACAATTTTGTGCTCTATCAAACGCTGAAATCACAATATGATATCGCCGATTTTGTGATGCTAGCAGACGCTGTTGAGTATTGTAAGTTGAAGATTGATTGTGTTATCTTGAGCTTATAACTGGTTTACCTTTTTTGTTTGCGACTATCTCGTAGCCAGCTGCTTGTTTCTCCAACAAATTTTTATATTCAGATTGTGTTATTTCAATAGCATCATCGGGGATATTAGTATGTATAACGTCAAAATAAAATCCCATGGTTGATTTACTAAAATATATTTTCATATTAATGTCCTATTATTTCGTAATGAACAGTGAGTGACGCACCAAGCACTGGCGTAGTAATAGCAACTGTAAATCTTGACGGGCTTCCATTTAAGTTCGCTGTCGCAAATGTACCGAACATGACAGATTGAAGATCCATCGTTCCGCACGCCATTGTAACATTCACAGAGTCCGAGTTGTGAGGAAATGCTATTGGTAATAGTATTTGATGATAGTTTGTATAATATTTCGTGCCGTTAATTATAACAGCATTGTAATCTCCGACAGGAGGTAATTGAACAGTTCCCCATTGGCGAATTAAGCCACTTGGCATGATTTCAAAACCCGGGTTACCGATCCTCGTGTTAAAGTCGCTTTTAGATAATGCGCCGACATCGGCAGCACTTAACGATATATCTCCATGTAATTGTTTTCCATTTATTTTCTGAGTTTTCTGAGCTGCATTATTCGTAGCGTGCCATTTCGCTTGTCCTGCTAAGTCGTACGCATATTTAACAGCTAATGATGTCGCCGCTTCGGTCTCTGATGTGCTGTTTGTTGATGAACTAAGTTTTACTACACCGATTTGTGATGTGCTTGCATTTGCAATTTTTTCTTGTGTTTTTTTCCATTTTGTAGTGCTTGTCGCTGGGTTTGAGTTATCATTTTCAGCGATCGCGGTGTACAAAACGCCATTATATTTGATAATTGCGTTGGCTGGATATTTGACGGTTTCGCACCACTCCGGCACTCCTTGCTGTAATAAATACAGCATATTTTTATCAACACGATTAAATGCGCCGTTCATCCATTCCATCGGTGGTTTTGAGCCTGTTTGCTCGATTGTTATCCCCCATCCCCGACTTATGTCTGGAAAAGCACTAACTTCCCCTTTTTTCGCAGATTCGGCAAAAATTAAATAATCTGGTTTTTCTTGAATTTTCATGAATTAATTCCTATTTCTTGAAGACGTACAAAAGTACCTTTATTAAACCCATATGAATGTTTATCGTGCGCAAAGCCGAATGGCTCGTTATTGACTAAAACTAAATAGCGATACATAACTCCGATGGGTCGGACCAAAATATCCATTTTTGTTATTGCATATAGCGTTAATGAATTAAGCTGATCGCTATTTACTAAAACGTTCATCGTCATATCTTGCGCATCAATGATATTTCCGTGATCGCCGATCATGAATTTAATTGATCTGACAATATTTGATATTTCGCCAATTTGGTAATTTTTTGTTATGCGCGCTTTGATAAAAAAACGATAGTCATTGTCATTTAAAACAACTGATGCGTGTAATGCGTCGCCGTGTCGATAAAATTCACCGATACCGAACGATAATGCTGTTTTATCCTTTAACCATCCGAAATACTCTTTCGCTATTGCTGTTGGTAAAATTCTTGATACACCGACATGACGACCAACTAGGTCCAACGCATAGCCCGTCGCATCGTCAATATTCAGAATATCTGCTAATTGAACAACATTTTTAAACGTGTTATCGGTTTCTTTGTAGATTGCTCTAATCGTACCCAATGCCTTGGGTTTAGTACGATATTGCCAAATAATGAAGTTTTCCCTATTCAATTAGCACCTCGACATTATTTATCTGTGCATATTCTCGATAATCGATATTTGCTATATTTGAGCCATTAACAGTGAGTTGTTTAATATAAAATCCGTCAACTAAATTAATGCTCGAAATAATACGCGATGCATAAACATTCTCGCCAATTTCAAAATCAAGATTTTTAAGATTGCTTTTGATTTGCTCGGTATTGATATCGTTAAACGATTTATAACGACCAATTGTCATTGAGACGTTAACATCAATTTTTTTTGGTCTGTCAAAGTAGACTCTACGAGGTATATCATCTAACAGATAAGACGTTTCAATCTGACCAAATAACCCACACCCACCAATCTTTTTCTTAGTGATCACTTCTGCTATTTTTTCATCAGCACCACCAAGAATAACTGCGTTAAATGAGTGAGCAGGCACGCCTTTTTCATCGGTTTTATTCGTGTAATTTTCATATACAACACATTTAGTCACACCAGTTATATTCATTAGTGCAGATTGGATTCCTTGGCGATCATCGTAGTTATTAATTGAATGGGACAGCATGAAGCGCTTCAATAATTGCGCGTCAGTTTCTTCATCAACACCGCCGTAGCTTTTCGTATTTGCCGTGACTTTATCAACGCCGATGATAATCGTACTTGGCTCAAACTCATCAAGTGCGTTAACAGTGTAATTACCCAGTTCTAGCGATCTTAATTTAACACGTGCACTACCCAGATCATTTAATGTTATCGATTCTGTCGTTACCCATTTATTTTTGTTCTTGTCTATATAAATAGAATTGTTCGGTATTGTAGTTTTTGGTGAGCCAGTGAAAATAACCTCATCAATATAAGAATAAGATGCTGTGATTCGTGTTATCCCTGCGTACATGGCTCTCTGTTCTAACCAATGCCCAGTTGCTTGGTATGGGTCCAACATCTGAACGATAAACGAAACAGCTTGATGAATGTTTGCAAGCTCTTGAGAGAATAAACCCAATAATTGACCGTCGGGCGTATCACTGTCAAGATTGACATTCTCACCGTAAATAGATTTAAATGCGCTAACCAATCGATTTTGAATAGTGTATAAGTCGTCAATTTCGACGCCTTTATCTGTTATCTGTAACATTGAATGATGCCTCGTTGGTTTTGTTAAATTTATCTGTATAACTAATCTGTATTAGAAATTGTCGAGTATCGCTATCTAACAAAATATCGAAACTATCGATATTGATCACACCATCAACCTTAAAAATTTCCGCTTTTACATCAATTTCTAGCTGTTTCGTGTTTGGGTTTTTAGTTAGATAATCAAACCATGCTATACCGTCATCACGATTTAAAAACCAATCTCTTTTTAGTGCTAATAATTTGGTTTTCACACATTGCGCTATCGCCTCAGAACTATCTAAATAGTTACCTAAACCATGTCCAAACGTCCAATCGTGATTATTATCTAAGCCTCTAACTATCATGTCGGTGCTCCTGTTTTGTCATTTCCGCTTTTTACATCTGTATGCGTGTGCGTATTTAAATCAATGCCTTTATTTGTCTTAACATCTTCGGCAGTGATAACCCCTGTGCTTGTTGTATTTCCGCCTGTTTGATTGTAGCTACCGATTTGCTCAGTATTACCCTCGTGCTCAATATTGCCCTTTATATAGATTGTTCCGTTTGTTAGTCTAATATGTGTTGATCCGTCATCGGTTTGCATTGACACACCGTCATGATAAAAATCAGGAATCTTATTAGGCACGCTATTGCAACCAACTATAAAAAAGCCATCGCTGAGGTCGTTAATTCGATTGTCCAACGGTTTTGATGCATTACCTGATGCAAACCAGCCATCTATACAACGACTCGAAAAGATAACAAGCCCCTCATCGCCTGTTTTTATCGGCACTGTAACGCAAAAACCACCAGCGTGAGGAAATTGGGCGGGGACATCTACTAAAGGAGGTATTGTTATTTCTTGCCCGTTTGACATTACTCGATTAACCATTACCTGACAGCTAACTGTATGACCGTCAAATGAAATAACCTTGGCTGGTAGCGCAGTGTATATATTCGATTGAGCGCGCTTTATTTGATTTTCAACCGCTTCAAATAGTGAATCTGTCATCTTTTCTCCGAGCATAAAAAAACCACCCGAAGGTGGTTTGTTCGTATATTTGGAATTAAAAATAAATTCAATAAAATCAATATTTTTCCTGACCGATTTTTAATTGGTTGTGTCGAATAATTGGCAATACTCTATTCCAATCATCAATAATATTTTTCGGCTGAATATGTATTGTTTCTCGTTCAATAATTAGTCTCGCATTCTTAATTTCACGCTCATAATGAAATGACATTGAGTGAAAATTTTCGGCATATTTTGATGCTATAGAATCAAGCGCAGGACTAATCAAACTGATAAAGTAGTGCATTCTGTGAACAATACAATATAACCGAGCTAATTTATACCAATCTTCATCAGACAACCCACTTCGAGAATGCACACCACCAAGCCACTTAATCGCCTCATCAAACTTACTGGCAGGTAAATCCTGATAACGTGGGATTTTAAATTGTTGATGAAACTTTGAATAAACCGCTTGATGTCGTTCACCTGTTCGATAAACTCGCTCGTTGACTGCCTGTTGGATTTGTTGCTGTTGTTCGGGCGAAATCGTATTAGGGAATTGTTGCGCTACTTTTGGCATAAAGTGATTATAAAGTACATCGAAACATTCTAATTGATATTGTTCAAGTGTTGCCCTGATTTCTGGTTTTACTCGACTAGTTTCAATACCAAAAAGCCAACCGTTGATCATCGAAATTGGTAGACAAACGTACTTTTGTACACCGCCTTTTGTGGGGGTCGCTATCATGACGACACCTTTGCTTAAAACATGGTGGCGATTGATTCTGTTTAGTTGAGCGTGCCAATCTAACCCGATATTTTCACATACGGGTTTCATTGCAATATAGGGCTTATTTTGGTGATTAAGAACGATTAATTGTTGATTGTGAAACTGAATTGTTTCTAATTTTGTGTTTGACATGCTATATCCTCGTTGATTTTTATTATTAGACCCATTTTGAGTGGGCGATCGGGAGCTCAAAACTGCAACGAGTCAGCGGACGTATTCCCTCTAAAGGTGTTATATTAGTCGCACTCCCGATCATAAAATCTGGATATAAAAAAGCCGCATTTCTGTCGGGTGCGGTTACCGCTCGTCGCTTTGGTGTTTTGAGCACCTTTTTAGAATTTAACTTAAAATCTGTTTACAGTCAAGTTAGTTGTGCTATAGTCAAAAAACGATCAACTATAATCAATACTTTTATGAAGTTTTTAAAAAAATTATTTGGATTAAACAAGGAAAAATCAACAACGACCACCAAAAAGCCAAGCGCTGCAATAACTCAATCAACTAGCTTAGAAGAAATGCTTACGCTCGAAATATCTCGTTGCGCTCAAATAAAAGAAGATTGCAAACCAACTTTAATTAAAGAATTTAATTTATTATCTTCTCCAAATTTTGGTGATGAGTTTTTAACTCTTGAGGAAAAGAAATCATTAAACCTTAATTCGAGAATGAAGATTCATAAAAAAATTATTAGCGTTTTAACTAATGATGCGCTTGATAATGAAAGCAACCCCAAAAATATAATTCTAAATTTAGTATATTCAGCTAGAAATAAAGTCAGCTTGAATCAAGAATTAGAAAAAATCAAAGAGTTAAAAATAAAGAGCCTCAAAGTCTTAAATGTGGGTGATGCTAGAGACTGCGATTGGTGTATTTCTATGGATAAAAAAATTATATCTGCCGATACCGATTACGTAGCATTAATTAATCAAAATTGCACTTGTGATTATTATAGAGGTCAGCTTCTTGCTGACATCAAGATTGAATAAAGCCCTTTCGGGCTTTTTTATGGTTTTGGCATTGTAAAGTTTTTTACCTCGTCTGTTGCTTTGCTTTCAGCTAAAGCCAAAACTTTATCAAAATCTGACTTGCTTTTTGATAATTCAGATGCGGTTTTATATTTATCTAGTGTACCAGGGTTGTTAATATCGAACTCCCAAAGCCCTAAATAAAATGCTTCAAAACCACTGTCAGGCTTATCATCCTTTTCTAATTTATTTATACTTTTCATCGTTGTTTCAAGGAATTTTTGAAAATAACTATCGGTAGTTACGCAATTTTTTAATGTTGGAAACATAACATTATTTTTTGTGCCAACGCAGATCATATCAATTTTATTACCTTTATTGATATTCATCGCATCGTCTTTGTTTTTTAGCTCAAGAGACACGTATTCAAATTGATTTTTACCATTCGCAACAATGTATGGATCGCCTGATAAATCTGTTTTTACGCCAGAAGCAACTGTTTTGATGTTCACCAATTGCTTGTCGTATGCTTTTTCATATTTATACTGATTGTTACTGTATTCACTAATTAATTGTGATGCATTAACGGATGGTATATATTCACTTAATATTGCACTGCCTCCTTTCTTAAAAACTGATATATCATCTTTAATCAAGAGTTCAATAAGCCTTTTGGAATTATCATTTGCTGACGCATTAAAACCGATCAACGTTAACAGAGAGATAGCAATTATTTTTTTCATGTGTTATTCCCATTCATCGAATAAATGAAAAACAAAATAACAAATTAATCATACTTTTTCAAACTTTCCACCTGTACAAACCAATTTACTGTGCCAGTTAGTGCCGTATAAGTCGCCGTTATGCTCAATTGATTTTACTTTGTAATCGCCGTTGTACTCCGAAAGCTTTGACTCAACACGAACAAGCGAACCAATTCTATAATGAGGATTGCATAGCGTTGTGATTTCCAGTCCGTCGTTGCTTTTTTTAGGACTTCCAATCATTCCCGTGTTTCTAGAAATGACCCAACCCTCGTTATTAGCGAGGGCTTTATTTTTAGGGATAACAACTAGCTGATCATCTTGTATAGACCAATCAGCATTATTATTAATAGCGATTTTATGCATGGCTTCGCGCGTATCGCACATGAGCACTTTACCACGCGGCAAAACTCTGTCGTTTGGTAAATTAATAGCACCTTTTTGAACACCAAAACTACTTACTGCTTCGTTTAGAAAGTCACTATCTTTTTGCCCTTTTTGCATTGTTTTAATAATGGTTTTTTCGGTATAGGCTCGGTGTCCATCACCGCAACGCATTGTTGTGATGATGTCCTTCCCTGTCAGTTTATTTTCTACAGTCAAAATATCACCGCAGAATATCAAACGCAAAACACCTTCTTTATAGCAGACTGATAATTCTAAAAAATGATATTGTTTGCTAGTAATAAGATTGCGATTTGAATCATTGAGATTATAAACTGATATTTCGGCAGTGTTTGGTTCAGAAGTTAACGTTTTTTTAATCGAAAAAGCGACACGTAAATTATTGATAACAATACTTTCTTTGCGATTACCAATTTTAAGTTCTAGAACTCGCCCGAATTGCCTCACGATATTCGTCCTTTGTCATTGCCAATAATTGCATACGATTATTAAAATCGTCTTTTGATGTGGCATTAATTTCAAGCCCTGACTTATCTTCCAGCACTAACACAAATGGTAAATTAAACTCAATTAATGATGGGCTATTAACGACTAAACCTTTGTTTTTCACAATAAACTCATTTTTATCAATATCAAATAAATCAAATTGATAGCCTTTCAAGAATTTGTTGTAACGCAATGTTAATCGCAAATTCATATCATATAAATTTAGCGTCTGCTCTAATATATCGTCATTCGTTGTCTGTATAATGTGCATTTTATGTTCTCCTACCAGTAAATATTCCCTTTCCAGTTCTCAAAACTGACTCTTGATCAACCTCTTTCGGTTGAGTTTTACCTAGATTTCTAACTTTCGGCTTAGACATTTTAAAGCCGTTAGCGATTTGCGTTTCAACTATGAAAATTTCGCGAAACGTTAATACAAACTCACCACTGGTGTTTTGCTTTTGAGTAAGACCAACGGATGTAAGTATCATGTTTTTATACTGCCGAGTGTTGGTTTGTAGCGTTACAGGCTCACCACTTCGCTGTATTGCTAACAATTTTTCATGAGCATCAGCAATGCGATCGGATGATGAGCTATTTAAAAATGGAGATTGGTAGTCAAGTAAAAAATCAGCTACAACTTGGTTTTTTACTTTCTCTTTTGTCTCGTTCTGCGAGGCGTAATAACGCTGAATCATTTTTTCCGCTTGTTCAGTGATTGGGCTAATTTTCATTGGCGCAGGGTATTCATCAAAATTATAGCCCGTCATCCGCTCAATTGAATTAGCTTTCGGCTCATAGCTAACAACCAAACCGTACACTGTCACTTCTTTAGGGTCCAACACTGCGTGATCCGCAATATTAGCCCCGTTTTCGATCGGGTTTTCCGTCACTCTTAATTTTGATGTGTGTTGCTCAACAGTGTTAATATCAAGATTAAACGTGAAATTATCACTGATAATTAACCCGAAATTATTTGATGATTTATTTAATATAGATTGAAACATTAGTTAGATCCTAGTGCTGTTTGTATATTATCGTTTATACGTCTCGCAGCATTATTAGAAATGCTATTCAAGTTATCAAAACCCTCTTGAGGTGTTGTAACGTTCATCGTGTTATTGATAGTTACTGCATTGTTATTATTGATGTTTTTGTTTGCTGGCATAAGGCTTCCTGCTTTAGCTCCGTCTGTGCTTAGCTTTGCTTGTATGTTCGTGTTAGTTAATCGCTTAGCTGTGACTTCTATCTCATCATCGTCACCACCTAGCCCAATCCACGATAAAGCCCCCTTCACTTTGCTTTTAACTGAATCAATAAATCCATAAAATTTATCTTTTATCCAGTCCATTGCTTGTTTAAATGGTGCTGTGATTGACTCATGAACCTTTAAAAACGCTTCGCCAAATTTTTTAGTAGTATCGCCGACATCTCCGACCCACACTTTAAACAGACTTTTTACTAAATCCCAAGCGGCTTCAAATGGGGATATAACAAAATCGAAAATAGCCCAAAATGTTTCGCCTATCTTGTCGGTAGTGGTTGTAGTGTCATCTTCCCAGATGTCAAACAGGTCATTAATGAACTTCCAAGCAGCTTTAAAAGGTGCAGTCCAAAACTCAAAAAGAGCTTTAAATGTCTCACCGAGTGAATTAACAGCATCACCAGCATCAATACCGAGCCAGTCCATTATTTGACAGATTGCTTTATATGCCATTCTATACGGTAGTGTTATCGCGTCGATAATAAAGTTAAAAATTTTACCGACTCTGTCTACTGTTTTGCTCGCTTCGTTTTCAGACATGCCAAAAAACAGCAGTATGTTCTTGAATGCATTTGACAGTAACGACTTGATGCCAGATATCAGTGATTTAAAACCGCTTACTATCGAATCAAACAAGCTTTTTGATAACGATTTTATTTTTTTAGTATCGCCAGTCCACAATGCTTTGAGAAATTCCCAGAATGTTTTTGCAAATTTCCAAGCGGCTTTAGCACCATCGATAAATGGTTGCCAATATTCACCGAATAGACTTTTACCGCCATTCATGTAGACCATGAGGTCATCTATTAACAGCATTAAAGCGGTCAGTAACCCAAGAATTATACCCAAAGGGCTAAATAAAAATGCCCGATTGAGCACTGCCCAAGCGATTCCTAGCGCAATTAACGCTTTTTTCCAACCAATAGTTCCAGACACAATCTTGTCAATAAATTTAATAAAATTAACAACAATCTGAATTGCCATGCCGACAAATTTAATTACTTTTGTGATTCCATCAGCAATCAACTCTTTATTAACTGTCAACCAGTTACGAAATCCAGCAATTAAATTAGTCAATGCAGGCGCAAGATTTAATGCAATTTTAGTTTTTATGCTATCGAGTGCTAGTCCAGTTTTGCTCATTTCTCGCTTATAAAGTTCGGCTTGTTTAAGCTCCTTTTGTGAGATTTTGAACAAAGCACCTTTTTTTGTTGCTAACTCTTTGGCTTTATCGATTGCGTTATTAAAAGCGCCGATCAATTTTTTACCGTACAATACAGCGGTTGCAGCTAACGCAACCAAAATCATCTTCAATGAAAATAATTTCGATTTTGTTTGACTTGCTGCTTTACCTGCTTCGGCTGTTGATTTTTTTGTCTCTCGAATAGCCTTATTTGCATCTTCTTGTATGCCGTTAGCTGTATCTGCAAGCTGATTTGCACCAGCTTGTAGATTGTTAACAACTTTCGTTATTTCACCAGCTTTGGAAGCGTCAACGCCGATTTTTATCAAAAATTCTTCTAAAAACATTATTGCGCCTCACTTTGCTGTTGCTTTTCTGCTAATTTAGTTTCAGCTATTACGTTGTGCATATCGATAACATCATCAAGAGAATACACGGTTCGAAGCTCGTGGAGCGTTGCGTATCTATTTACGATAACGCTCCACACAAACCAGTCTACATCACTGTCTCCGCCACCGTCTCCAAGCTGGCTGTACTTAGCTTGGATGCAATCCCATTTGGCAAAAAACCCAAAAAATGGAATTTTAAACCCTCGATAATAACTTGATAGTAATGGCTTCGATGTGTGTTAAAAAACTCACCTGCTTCTTGCGGTTTTTGAAACAGCACTTTTTTACCGTTCTCATCGACAGCAGTAACATAATCAAGAATGAATTTTTCTATTTCGGCAAATTGTTCAGAGCCGATATTTGATGCTAGTTGACCAATATCAAAACCTGATTTATTACCTTCGAATGAAAAACAGCCTTGGAGCAAGGCTGTTAATTTTTTTAGGTATTTATTTGACTTGAAAAAATCTGCTTGTGTGAATGTATAAACTACATCATCAATAGTAAAATCTGTGCTTTGCATTATAAACCGCCTTTAATATCAAACTCTGCTTTAGTTGCTTTAAATGTCCACGTTACGCCGTTGTGAGCTGTACCACGCGCGTGCGTTGGGGGTGTTGTAAACCAGCACCCCGTTAGTAAAAACTCATCACCGTTGCGTAAATCTTTGTACGTAATTAATTTACCCGTCGCTGTTGTTGGGTTGTTAATTTGAGCATTACGTAACTGATTTAATTTTTGGTTAGTTTCAGAATGCTGTAACGTTTTAATAGTAACAGTTGCGCCACGATTACAAGAATGAACAAAAACACCCTTGCCGTTAATGCCATACGTGATATCACCGTCGTCGCCGATTGGTGCAATGCTGATAGCATCTTGCGCATTCTCGTAGCCAGTAATTTCAGTGCCGTCGATAGTCAAGACGGCATCTTCTAAAGAAAATGATTTAGACATATAAAATCCTTATCGATTGAATTGAACAATGATATCGACGCTATGACCCGCGCCAGCAAGCTTAAGTGCGCAATTGATTGGCATCATCTTGCGAGCCTCTCTATCTGCTGTATCTTGCATGCCGAACGAATCAGAATAAAAATAATAGCCATTAATTTGGTCACCGAAAGATAACTCGCCAAGGTCGCCCAATGTCCATTTACCTAGTCCTAAGAATCCGTTATTGATAAATTGCTCGCCAACTACTTTGATTGAACTGATTAAAATTTGCTGACCGCGATCAGTTTGAGGGATTTTTGTAGGTTGACCTTGTAGCGTATTAAATGCTTGAACTTGTACTGCGTTAATGAACGCATCCAAGCCTGTCGTTTCATCAATAAACGTCCCGCCAAGCATAACGCCCTCGGCTAGCATGTTTACACCTGCATAATCAGTATAAAAATTAATACCTAGGCGTCTGCATTTTGTTGCTTCGTTGATAGTGATTTTATCGTCTGATGTGACACTAACTTCTTGCTTGAATTTAACAGTTTTAGCCGTGTTTACACCCGTCCAAACCGTTGTTAGAGCAATGCCTATTAACTCGGCTGCTGCATGAGTGTTGCCCTTGTTGTTATACTGGACCATCAAGCGACCGCTATTACGTTTTGATAGCGTTTTAAGTACGTTATTATCAGTATATTCAATGTTAGCAGGTCGGGTTTCGGTGTACGCCATGACTTTAGCATTTTCGACGCCTTGAGCTACTACCCAGTCGTGGGCTTCAACTAATTCGGCGTCAGTAATCGTATTAGCAAAATAAACGCCGTACCAATTTTGGTATTGGTTTTGTAACTTGCTCAATGCCTCAGCAGGTGTTTCTTTATTGTAAGTGATCGCATCTTCACCGTTAATTAGCGTACCTCTGCCGTCGATTAGATTAGTCATATTACCAACATATGTACCATCTAATTGCGCATCAAATACATAACCAAAATTAGCACCCTTGCCATCTGTGTTTGCAGATAAGATAAATCGACTGCCTACAGCGTCATAAATAAACTTAACACCAATATCAGCTAGTTTTGCATTAACTACATTTGCCACATCTTGCATACTTGAAACAGTCGAAAAATCCAGCTCTTTAACATCGATTTTTGTATCACCAAAATAAAATGACAGATAACCGTCCGTAATATTTTTAAATTGAATATATGAAACCGCTAACGCTGAACCGTTAATTTTTGAACTAATCGCTGATGATGTGAAATTTTCTTTCATGTATCTAGCAATTAACGCAGTTTTCGGTTTTGGTCGCGCTGAAAATAACGCAGAAGCGGCACGATACGCATCTGAATTAGTGCCAAACAATGACGCTACACTGTTAGGATCAGATACAACGACGTAGCGAGTGTCTGGATTAGTGAACTCGTCGCACATTTCATGAGTGAAAATAGCAACCACGCTCAAATCACGCTTTTGTGCGCCCCGTGGTGATTGTGGTAGAGTTACATCCACCACCTGACTGATTGGTAAACTCATTATTACCCCTTCTCTAAATTAAATTTTACTGTATCGCCACGGTTTACTTGAGCCTTGACGATCGGATTAATTGAAAATGTAAGATCGACCTGTGCACGCTGTTCTTTGCCACCTGCAATAGTTGTCGGTAAGCTTCGAATTTGCGAGCATTTTAGATATCCCATACCTAGACGCCTTAGCTTTTGCCAAACTGCTGTTAATCGCATTGATTCAGTGAGCTTGCACAACATATCGTACGCATTCTTACCGTACGCGTTGATTGAGATAGTAACCTCTCTGAGAGTTGACGCTATCTCTTCTTCATCAGTACCGTTGAATTTAACCTCAGTACCGATATCCGATTGATACGCATTTAGTACAGTGATAAATTTATCCCGTTTTGAAACGTCCTGCATATTGTTAGCATCAAATACCAACGATTCAGGTAACGTCAAAACCTCCGCTATCGTGCGCCTGACTTCCGTCATATCGAGTCGCGAGACAGTCGTAATAGCCATAATCGCTCCATATTGATTCCGAAATAACTTTAAATCTCATACCGTGATGATGAAATAGCACGCCGTTAGTGATTTGAAAAACACAATAAAGGCGATGTTATAGAAGTTACCACGAAATACGGTAAAGACAATGAAAGCATTGTTTATAATTTAATCTTCGAAAAAGACGGTTATTTTTATTATTCAATAATACGTGCTGACGGATTTAATGTACAAGAGAGAGCGAAAGCAAGAGCTAACAGATATACACAATGGGCTAACTCCGCTATTGGACGAAGCTGTCAGTTACAGAAAGAAGCTAATGAAGGAAAAGATTTTTTAGCACTGGGAGAACCTATAAAAACAGATCATCATAGCGGAAAAAGTCACTGTGCACTAATTGAGCGAAACTGGGAGCGAATGAGAAAATCATCTGAGCTTAGAAAAAAAGCAGAACGACACGAAGAAAAAGCCGAATACTGGGCAGATCGTGAAAATGATATCAATATATCAATGCCAGAATCATTAGAATTATATAAATTTAAATTGGAAGAAGCAGAAAAACATCACGCAGACCTTAAAAGTGGAAAAATACCACGTGCTCACATGGGTTCACTAGAACACGCAAAAAAAGAAGCTAACAAGTTTAAAAAGCTTTACGAATTAGCTAATCAGCTATGGGGATAAATTTTGACAGCTCGGAAAGACGAGTACATGCAAATCCGCTTGCCCCAGAAATGGGGCTTTTTTACAGAATTAGCAGATAGAAATTAAAGATTATGAGGAATGAACATGAACACAATACCGATTGACCATGTCGGCTGTAATGTTTATCAAACAGATCGATTTAATATTAATTACAAACTAAATCAGGGCGAGCAAATATATGCCCTTTTTTGTGTCTTAATTGTGACATTAGGCGGATTATTTGGGCTGATTCGTTGGATGTTAGAAGTGGCAACTAATTAA